AATCAAATGAGCATTATCATTACTATCTTTTAACCAATACTCAAAATGTTTTACACGTTTGTTAGTTTTGTAAAAACTTTTTATAGGAGTTAGAGTAGTGATTTTTTTAACACTATCTATCTTACCAAAATTAAGTATTTCTAAATTAACTTCTCTTTTGAACTGGTCAAATTGAATATCGTATTCATAAAATTCAGGTAATCTATAAATGAGTGGCAATAATTCTTCTGTGACTTTTTTACCATCACCATGAATAAATTTATTTAGGTCTTGTCTATAGGCGGATAACTTAACACTTTTTAGAGTCCATAACATAATTTTTTTACTGAAATAATCTCTTATCTCATTAGCACGAATCCTGTCAGGTTCTTCTATTTTTCTGAATAGGTTATCATCTAATAAGGTAGTAACAGGTGGATGTACAGTGAGTACAGTGACCTTTGGTGATAATTTGTCTTTACTGATAGTATCACGCAATCGTTTCCAAGCAACACTTAATGCCAAAATGTCTTCAGTGGCTTCAATTACTTCATAACGTTTTACATAGTCACTTCTATTGATGTTCTTAAATAAGTTATTGAGATAACTGTCATCCAATGATATTGTTTGTACTGGTGACAATGAACTTATAGATAATGGACTTATAGAGTGCGGACTGATAGAATTCATTCCACTACCTCCTCCGGTACCAGTTATTGTTATTGTGTTACTGCTATATGTATTATTAGCCAATTGTAATATCCTCCATACCGGCTGCTCTCAATCTGACAATATGACCCAACATAAAGTTTTTTGATTCTAATGCTTTCATTATACCTAACCAACGATTTCGTAGTAATGCTACTTCATTGATAAGTGTTTCAAAATCTACTACTTCATCTTCACCATCAACATACTTTTCAGCATCACGGCTTGTTAATGCTCTATTATACGCTTCTAAGTATTTTTGAAAATGTTTTCGGCGAATTTTCCGTAATTGAATATTGAGATAGTTTAATACTGCTTCTATCTCTTGTAGTTGATTAAAACGATGTTCGGTTACTCCGGGTAATGCGGCAATGTTCTTTTCAACATTGCCGTATACCCTCACCTCTTGTTTTGCAGATAATAGTTCATTCTCACAATGAGAGATGAAATCGGGTATCACAGCTAGATTAGTTGTGATCCTTGTATACCAATTTGACATTTAATCCCATTCTTCTTGGTCTTCGTCTTCGTCATATTCTTCATACTCTTCACCATCTTGTTGGTCAGTATAACCTTTTAATGCTTTAAGTACTTCTTTGTCATTCTTAAAAGAATCTTTAATGTCACTTGCTTCGTAATTATTGTCAATTAACAAATTAATCAATGTATCGGCCGCATCGCTACGGTCATTGAAATCAATATGGGCACGTAGTGCGTCCCATATTTCTGTTGTAAAAGCTAAACTCATTCTGCATTCTCCTCCTCAGGTGTTACAGTACTTATCTTTACAGATGATTTTTTGCCATACTCACTCATTACTATATCTAAGCAACCGTCAGTATTTGCTTCCCATCCTTTACGAAACTTCTTAATGATTTCACCATCAAGTGTTGTATAGACTAGTGAGTTACCTTCCTTCTTAACAAGTTCGGCCTTCTCAATCATATCTAATAATCCTGAGTAAGGGCTCATACCTGTTTCATAAGGAATCTTAACTTGAACCGATTCAAATGGTTTTGCATAACGTGTTTTCATAATCTTACATGCGGCACGAATGCCTTTTACTTCTGAAATCTTATTACCATCTTCATCTTCTTTAAGTTTCAATTTCTTCATAGCAACAACAATGCTTGATGCATAAACGAAACCTTGACCACCACTGATTTTATCATCTGGGTCAAACATATCTTGACTAGCATATGTGTGATTAGTTGCAACTAAGCCAATGCCCAATGAACCAAACATATTAACACAGTTACGGACAAGTGCTGTTAGTGCTTTAGGCTTACGACCCATGTCACCTTTCATATCACCTGCTTCAAACTGATTAACGTCTGTGGGAGTTAACAACATACCCAATGAATCAATCACAAACAATACCTTAGGACGATCTGTTTCTGGTAGTGTTTTGTAATCTTTAACGAACATAGAAATAGTTTTTCCTACTTCGTCAATCATTGCCATGTTTAGTTTTAATAGTTTATTTTCTTCTGTAGATACACCGAGTGCGTGTAACCAAGCTTCGTCAAGGGCATTTTCTGAGTCAATTAAGACTACAAAAATTCCTTGTTGTTGTGCGTGTCGGACGAGGTTTCCTGAGCAGATGAACGATTTACCGGCGCCTGACTCTCCGGCAAAGACAGTAACTTTACCAAGAGGTACGCCTTTATTAAAATCACCGCTAATGAGGTAGTTGAGAGCATAATTTCCTGTTGAGATCCAGTCTGTAGGATCGTTAAATCCTATTGATAGACCTTCAATACTTTTTGTAATGTCCTTACGGAACTTACTAATGTCAAAAGGCTTTGCCATTTAATTATCCAATTCTAGTGCTAGTGCTTCTTTGATTACAGCAAAGAGTTCCTCATCAGTATTACAAAGAAATTTGTAATTCTTCCAATCATTCTCTGAATCTCTTCCGCCTACCTCAATCATATAACCATTATTATAACGATTGATTGTAAATGCTTCATTTACTTTGTTTAGTTTTTCTAGGTATTTCATATTATTTCCTTTATTTTACGTGTGCACCATTAGTATACACACTGAATGTTTGTTTGTCTAGCATATCTGGACATTTTTCTGCGATAGATTCTAATTCCCAATCATTTGGGTAATGACGTAATGCACCTCTAGCCCTATCTCTAATGATACTAGGAACACGAGGTGTTTTACCTGGATCGCATAATTCTTCCAATAGTTTTTTGCCTTGCTTAATGGCGCGGTATCTTTCGTCTGGTAATGTCATGGAGTTCTCCTTAGGTAGGGAGCAATTGCCCCCTATTCCCTTTTAAGACTTGTTTTGTCTAGCACGAATCATTGCTAGAATGTCTTGTGCTTTGTCACTTGATGGTTGTGCTGTAGGAATCTTAATAGATTCGGCTGCTGCCATTGCATCTTCTTCCCATGGTGCTGAAGTTCCTACTACGGGGGCGGTTGCGGTTGCGCCAGTACCAGTGGACGCTGTTTGTTTTTCCGCGGTTGCTCCTGTAGGTGCTTCTAGTCCCCAAGGACGATAGTAACTACCCCAACGCTCTAAGTCATATGGTTGCCCGTCTACACTTGCGTCAAACATTTCTTTGATTACACGCAACTCTGCTTCGCCGGGACGCTTTGGCAAGAACTCTGCCAAATTGTATAAACCATGTGCTTCAACTGCGGCTTGTTCTGCCTCTGTCAATGCTGACTCTTTACGTGCCCAATTACTTGTTGAGTAATCGGCATATCCACCTTTACTTGTTTTCTTAATATTCAAATCAAGCCCACGCATAAAGTCTGTTGGCAATTCTTCCATCTCAGGATCCATCAAACTTGCTTTAATGATTGTAAAGATTTGTGGACTAATAATGAATCTACGAATTGGGTTAGCTGGTGTCTTGTCATCACCAATTGGGTTTTGACGAACAAAACCTTGAAACAAATAACTGCGTTTCTTCCAGTATTTGTTTGCTAACTCTTTCAATGTTTCATCTTTATACCAAGGACGAACCTCAGTTAAGATTGGGCATTGTGCTTTGGAATCATACATTTCAACGCAAGGTACTTGAACCTCAATACGTTTAATATTAGAATCACCTTTAACCCCATTGAATGGAAGTTTAATAATTTGTCGTTCTACCCAGAAGTATGGGTTGTTACTATCTGCATCAGGCAATAGACGCATTGTGGCTGTTGTGCCTTCGTCCATATTCCAATGAGGGTAGATAGAGTTGTCTGATTGTTTTTGTGTTGAACCAGAATTTGATTTGTTTTCTTGTGCCGCAATACGGGCACGAATCTCTGCTAATGATGCCATGATAAATTTCCTTATAAATTGAGATGGTCTCGTTTTTAATATTCGCCGCTTCCCTATGAAGCGACTAACATAAGAGTTAGTATAGCATAGCTAACTCTCAATGTCAATAGTATTTATCCCTGTTGTGGGTAAACACATTTTTTTCTATGGATTTTTAACCCTTTTTGATATAAGCTAAGTTAATGATATCATCCAACATACGTGAATATGTTTTGTCTAGACTTTCGTTAAACAATTCATTTGGTTGCATATACAGTGTTGGGTTTGATGGTTGACTAAACAATGTTCGTTTAACTAAAATTAAATAACTATCCATTTTTTCTCTAGTTAATATAGAATCTTCTCTATTTTCAAATATTTCTTTGAGATACCAAGCTTCTTCTTGTATATCATATGATATTTGACCATCACTATACTTAGGATCTTTATTTGATAATTCTTCTCTGAATTTATTTTTAAACAATGTAACTAACATAGATAAATTATCCTTCATCCATTTATTGAATTTAGGATCTCCCCAGTTTTTGTATATTTTTAGTGGTTGATTTTCATATTCCACTAAACTTTCATTTGTTCCTGTTTTTACTAGTTTAGCCCGACGATCATATCCAATTATTTCATCATCATTACTATCGTCACTATCAGTACCGGTAGTATCAATATTATCACCTTTATCGTATAAATTTGCTAATTGGTCTTTAGATGGCAATGTTATAACATTACTTTTTCGTTCTGGAGGTTCATTATTAGGAGTCTCCTGACTATCAGACTGAGGGGTATAACCTTTAATATCATCTACATCAGATGTTGTAGATATATTGTCTGCATCCTTAATATTTTTAGTATATAGTCGTTTAATTGCCGTTAACAATTCAGCAGCCTCTTGTGCATCATTGTTAATGTTATCAGCATTTTGCTGAATAGTTTCAGCATTTTGTTGAACTTCACCTCTTAAATCTATCATAATTTGTTTTTCATTATCGATAAATTCTCTATCTTTGTTTAGCTTTTGCACCTCTGTGTTAAATTGTTCAATATCTTTTTGATAACCTTTAACTATACCAGCATATTTTTGAATTTCTTGAGCGTGTGATTTTTGTATAACGTCCACTTCGCCTTTTTTCCTATCAATATAACCCTTGAATCTATTCTCTTTTTTGTCTAACTCTGTTTGTGTGGCAACTAATTGATCCTCAACTTTTTTATACAAGTCATCACCAACTACTTTTTGTTTATTGAGTGTGTTCAATAAAGAATTTATTTTTTCTATATCTGCATTTCCTACTGATGGGTTAGAAGCCATCAATTTAATTTGTTGCTCTAGTTGTTGAAACTTTTTTGGATCCATTCCAGGTTTAGTTTTTAATGTTTCCAAATCTGCATGTAGTTTTTCTAAATCATCAGCACTTAATTTTGCCTTGCGTTTAGTATCTGTACCACCAGTAGTTAGTGTGCTACTTAATTGTTTTAATCTTTCAACTTCACGGTCTGTTTCTTGTGATTGTTGTTCAAAATCTTGTAGCTCTTGACCTAATGAATCTACAGCTCCTCTTAGACGCTCATTCTCACGCTTTTGCGTGTCAATTAATCTGTTTTGAACCGAATCAGTTTTCTCCTGATTTTTCATTTCATCCGAAATTAATAATATCATTGCTTGTTCTGAAGAATAGCCAGGATATTTATTCTTAGCTCTATATATTAAATCCCTATCAACTGGCAACTGGTTAACAGTGCCTTGATTGGGTTTTTCAGCTTCACGTAATAATGATGAAATTTTCATGTAATTATATCCAAATCTTATTTTCTAATTCCAGCAATATGTAGGATTCTTGCTAAGTCCTCTGAACCTTCAGCTACTGTTTCATTAGTTAAAGGTGTATCTAATTTCTTAACAGGGGGTTTGGGAGTAGGATAATATCCAGTCTTGGCTGTATTTGGTGTCCCTTTAATTGGAGGATTATTTACTCTACCTACTTCTTCACCTTTTTTGTATTTTTTGTCCATGAATCTTGAAAATCTATCTTCTTTGTTATTATTTTTGTTTACTTCACTCTCACCAACTAAATCACCAATTGTTGCTGGTTTGTTTGCTTTAGGACCTTTGTTACGCCATTGTCCTGCTACACCCGTAGCATAATGTCCTGCGAATTCACCTTCTGCTACTTTTGTAGTTGGGGTTGTATTTTTTGGCATTGGTATAGTATTATCAAGTGCGGCTGCCTGTTTAATAGCAAGTTTATCAGCCGCAGTTTGTTGAAATCCTGGTTTAGCCATTGCGGCTGCTGCCGCGGCTTTAATGGCAGCATTTTGTGGAGATTTCGGAGAATTTGCTTGTTGTGTGGCGGCCATTTGTTTTAGTGCTTGTTGTTGAGCGGACTGACCTTTAGCTAATCTAGTTGCCGCAGCGTTAGAAGGATCGTATGTAGATCCTTGTGGTGTTGTTGGAGCTGGTGCTGGTATTGATGTTGCTGCTTTTAATTTTGCTTGTTGCTGAGACTGCATAGTTGGTTTGACTGATTTTATATTACTACCATCA